GGCCTTCATTTCAGTGTTGGCATTGGCCTCGGCTTTAATTAATGCTTTGACCTCATTAGTACCTGCGGCAATGGCGGCATTGATGGCTGTCTGTGTTGGATTTGCTCCTGCAAGAGTTCCACCAATAATTTTGTTAACAGCAGATTGCGCCGCAGGACTCAGAGTGCTGTAGCCGGGTATCTGTGCTCCCACCATAGGTACAGCAGAACTTATACCTCCTGCCAACAATGCTGTGAGTGGGTCTGCTTTCCCCTGAGTCATAATCTCAGCAGATGTTAATCCTTTGGTTGCACCAGATGCAATCGTACCCAAGTTATTAGCTATTGCACCGTTTGGCAAAATGTCAGTAAGAGTATCACCAACAAAATTGCCAACCGTATTGGGAACACCTTTTTTCAACAAAAGTTGTGCTTCATCTGACATATCAGCAAAGCCGGGTATTAATGAGGCAGAATTTCCCAATCCAGTCGTAAGCGCACTTAGTCCTGCACTGGTCAAACCTTTGGCTAGATTACCAGTTTCGATGGCTGTTGTTGCACCACTGACTAAAGGCAAAAATTCAGGCGCAAAGATGGCAGTGGCTATCGAGGGAATTGGCCCCAAGTCTTTGAGTGTATTTTTAATGAATCCACCACTTTGACCGCCCTGAGAAATGACTTGCTTACCATAATCTTGAATAGGAGAAACTATTCCAGTGCTAGGATCTGCCAATACAATAGTGTGAATAATTCCACCATCAGATGAATATGTCTGCAAATCATATTGATTGTCGCCAAGCGGCTTTATGGTATCAACAGGCAATGGTTTACCATCTGGGCCAAGTAAAGCAGGCGTATCACTTGTTGTTGATATACCAGTCTCAGGATCAGTTGAGACTACAGGATTTGTTCCTATTTTCGTGTTGCCGTATTGAATGGCTTGGTAAGTTGTAGCAAAGTTAGGAACAACACTTGCAGTGTGTGGATCTGTTTGAGTAGGAGCACCTGAATATTCAGCAGTTTGTGATCCAGTTGGACTTGCAATGTTGTATTGCTGTTGTACGTAATCTTGATTTATATTCAATGCAGTTGCCAATTGACTTGGACTAATATGATTCTTGTCCATTGCACTGGCAACATCAGCATAAGTACCGCCACTATCCAATATAGACTTTGCTGTACTTGCAATTTGATCATTCAATGATGGTGCAGGTGTAGGTGTAGGGGTTGGTGTAGGAGTTGGACTGGGCGTAGGAGTAACTAAGTTTCCTTTTCCAACCATGCTTTCAAACTGGCTCATCGCAGGAGATACAGGCGTTGGAGTAGGCGTTGGAGCGGGTAATCCACCCAATGCAACTTGATTTGCATATGATGGAGCTTGCGCCTGAGATATATTCCCACTAGAAAGGCCATTAAGAACTGAGGCGGCGGTTAGAGGGGGCGCTCCAGTTAAAGAATTGTAGTTACTACCAATAGTTCCCACATCAGTCCCATAATGCTGTGCAAGAGCTTGGGACATATCAGAAGTTAATCCACCATTGGATTGCACTGCCTTGGCAACATCTGATGTTGATGCAGTGGGGTTAGCCGCAAAATATTGGGCAACAATGTCTGAAGTTGTTGTCATGATGAACTTGTTACTCTCATTGAATTAGATAAAGCAAACGCCCAATCTTGCCAAGTTTCAAATCCTCTAGAATCTGGTACGCCTGATTGTGAAAAATAGCCAATACCACTAATTGCATCAGCCCAAATTTGCCATTGATCTTCTGGTATGGTTCCAAGTTGATTGGCCGCAAATTGCTCTGCAGTCCGCGCACACCACAAGTCCCATTCCATGTTTCTAGGATCAAGTGTGACGGCCATTATGGGTTTCCAGTCCCACGTACATCGCCAACTGTGAAGGAAATCAAAACTTTACCCATTTGGTAATTGCCGCCATATGTGTTTGACTCAAAATGCAACCGCATCTCACGGCGTTGCTCTTTCATGTCAATCTTTAATGTGCCGGGATCAAAGTTATACATCACAGAAGGTTGATCAACATCATCTGCATAACCTCTACCTGTAATCACCAATTGCATAGTTCCATACTGTACAAAGTCAGGCTCAACTCGCTCCACTCTTGACCATAGGTTATCGCCGGGTTGCTGTGTCGTACCAACTAAAGATCCCAAATAACCAATTGCGGGAGTCTCAAAATAACTACGAACAGCATCAACAGTGGTCAAATAAACCCTATCTGCACCAGATTCATGTTGCCACAATGGATAAACATAAATGTACATGGCCGTAGAGGTAATGGCAGTATAGGAATTATTAAGCGTATAAGTTCCTGTATTTCCTGTTCCTGTACCTAAAGCAGTGATGTATGTGTTTATTTGGTATGGATTACTGGTTTGACTTGAAAAAGTAATAACCTGACCAACACTGAGTGTGCCTTGGGTAACTGCAGTCACCGTTAAGGTTGTGCCGGAAATACTACCTGTAAAAGTGGTTGCTAAAATTGGGTTTGTATCTCCCCAAATAGGCTTTGGAAAAACTTCTGTATAAGTTCCTGCTGATCTCTGCGCTCCAATAGCCTGACCTGCATCGTACCAAGTCTTCTCTCTGACGTTATAGACAATTGCATCTGTACACTCAGTAGCCGTACCACGTGGGTAAAACCACCAAATCTCACCATAGCGACTGACCTTAGTACACCAAACTTTTTGTCTTTGTGCAAAGTTAATATTGTCAAAGAAATAGTTCTGATTGACTGCATTGGGGATCTCTTGTACAACACCGTTATACATTAGGAATCGGTCAATACCTACCCAATAAAAGATACCATCATATTCAATGACTGAACTTGAAGACATAATGGATGTTTGACTAGAAATCAAGTCATAAGTCCAATACGAGGTCGCTGTAGTGCCTCCAACCGTAATTGAGGTGGGGGCATAGGCAACCCTAATTAAAGCGTCCAAAGCCCAGAATAGACCCGATGGCGAGGTTGTACCGCCCCTAACAGGCAGACCCTTGACAATCTTACCTGTGGCCACGTTATTGGCGTTAGAGACGGCAGAACCAAAGTCTGTATAGTCTGCCGATCCACTATTTTGAATTAATCCGTTATTGCCAAAAACAAATAAGTAAGGATGGATAATTACTGCGCCACCTGAAACAGCTATGTTGTTATCAAATGTTACCGTGGTGGATCCAGAGCCAGTTGCGGCGGCGCTCATGGTAACTGTTGTACCAGAGACTGACACCACATAAGCTCCTGTTGCCATATAGGTTCCAGTAAGCGTCTGGCCTGATGCAATTCTTATATTGGATGCACTTAAAGTTAAAGTGGTTGTACCGTTGGCCGTAGCTGTTTGGGTAAAAACACCAACTTTGCTCATCGAGAGCGAACCAGTGCTACCGGGAAACGAGCCATACAGAACAGGCGTATTGACCGTAGAGTCAATTGCTGTCAAATTCTGGCCGGGATGGGCAATCAGTGTATTGGCACCGCTACCAGAGGAGTTGTATCCAATATCAAACTGCCACAGATTGTTTAAATTGTATGAGAAATTAGTTAATGAATACTCGTATGGGCCAGTTCCAGTTCCATCATTGTTTCCTGTGACCCATTGCTCTAAACCATTGGCGTTACCAGATACAAGGTAGTTAAGTCCATTAGAGGATGACATCAACATACCGCGAGAAATGCCAGAAGCATTTAAGAAAATAGCTTTGTATCCACCCATCTTACGAGGTCTGCCACGCTGAAATCTGACCCATTGCCCATCAACATACATGGGCGAGTCAAATTGCGTCCCGTCACGCTGTATGCCGGGCTGTATTTGTAAGGCAACAACCTTAGCGGTCAAAATACACCCCCAGATATTCCATTGGCGACATACAAACCTGTTGAAGAAAGGGTTGCCGCCTGCGAACCACTGACGGTAAATCCAATAACATTACTCGATGGCATATAAAGGCCAGTCGTTGTATTCCCAGTAAACGTCAAGGATGGGGTTGATACAGAGCCAAGAGATAACGTGACCAAACCAGATACAGTTGTATTTGATGTTGTACTATAAACATTTGTACCGTCACAAACTGCAAAAGCAGTTGTACCCTGAGCAACAGCCAATGTTGTACCGCTTCCTGCTGTCTTAAAAGTGACTGTGTACGATCCAGAAGTACCGTTTTGTAATGTGTATAGTTGAACTGTAGAAGGTAAAATAACTGTTGCATTTGAAGTCAAGGTTCCCACGTATTCCTGTACTACGTTTGAACCTTCAGCAGAAGTTAAAGTTACAGTACCACCGGTGATAGATTTAGTTAGTTGAGTGAAAGCAAATTGATTTGAGCGGCCATAAGCATAGGTATTGAATCCAGATGATCCATTGGAAACAACAACCAAAGACTCAGTCAATTGCAATTGTTGAGTTGCATTACCATCAATAGTATCTGAACCACTGGGTGTTATGGTTAAAATCCCAGTTCCTGCATTTCTAATAACAACAAACCACCCTGCGCCTACACTAGAGGCTGTGGGTAGTGTGAATGTTCCCACACCGCTAGACCATACTTGGAATGATGCTCTATTGGTAATCGAAAGAGCCGTACTGGAATAAACCAATGAAACGGGTAGATTTTGATTTAAAGTTGTGCCAAGTGCTGTTAGGCCATAACCTGCAAGGGCAGAAGCATTTGCAGAAGAAGTACCTGCGCCAAGGGTAACAGTAGCCCAAGTTCCATTAATTGTGGTGTTATCTGTCAACCAAATGAATTGAGCAATACCGCTATTAATCGTAATAATTGTGTTGCCAGAATTGTCTGTAACGGTAAAAGGATTAGATCCTATGTTTCTGACTAAAACCGTTTGGCCAGTTGATACTTGAGTTGCAGGAGGTAGCTCTAACAATAATCCTGTGGTGGTTGCAGTACAGTCAATAATTGAACTTGCAGGTATGTTTGTGTTTCCATTAATCGGCCACTGTAGCGTTGTGTTGCTACTAATTGTTAAGTTTTCGTAGCTGACTGATGATGGGCTAATTGTTTGCCCAGTAAAAGGATTTGTATATGTGGTCATGTTTAAGAGTCCTGTACAACTGTTTGACGATCCCCAATACGTAGGGTGTCCTCTGATTTAAGTGAAGCCATTGCTTGGTCAAACAAGGCGTTCCACGTAGCTAGGCGAGGATCATCCTTCAAAAATGGTGCGGTTTGCTTCAAAACACCAAATAACAATGCATTTGGCGCATTTTGAGTTAACCAGTTAGTTTGGTTATCAGAGGCTAATGGCTGTAAACGAGTATAGCAAATTGCCTCAAAAGCATACGCTTGATCAGGCGTAGGCGCTACAAACCAATGATCCCAATCGTAATCGGCATAGTAAAGTGGCTGTCCAGTGACTGATACATTAGGAGCATATTCGTTCAAATACTCTAACTTACGCAATAGGATAGGTTGCTTACCAGAGGCAGTTGTGAGCGTCATAGAGACCGTTTTACGCCATCTAGCAGGCTTGGCAATGACTGGGTTGCCTGCATTCATGTTGCTGTCTACAACGACCATTTGACCTAGGGTTTTAATCTCTTGGGCTATCTCAAACTCTGCCAAAGTAATGGCTGTAGGTATAAAGTTTACAACAGCGGTGTCTGATCGCTCTAAGTATTGCAATACCAAAGAGGTCAAATTATCGTAAGTTAAGACGTAAGAAGGCGTAGTCATTCTTTGCCCTTATTAGCAGTTGCACATTGCAATTTTAGTCTTTGTTTGAATGTCAAGCAAGAATAAAATCTTTGTGAAAACCCAGTATTTATGAACCTATTGTCACAAATTTACTCCAAAATGAAGTTTTTAACCAAAGGAGCTTGCCATGAAATACGAAGTGAAAATGAATGATTGGATTCTAGGTTTGGACTTGACCATCGAAGCAGATGACTTTGACTTGATTTCTGAGATACAAATGGCCGTTGAAGCCATTGTTGATTCTTTCCATGAGTCTGTTGCTGAAGCAGAAAATGAGACTGAAGAGACTGAAGAGAGTGAAGAAGAATCTATTGATTTTGTAGAAGATGATGCTGATGATGTAACCATTGAGGGTACACAAGGTACAGTGGTTATCATTAATACCAAATAATCTAACATTACAAGTGTTAGTTTTACCTTAAAAAGGGGGCTTTTGCCCCTTTTTTTATACTTTGATCACTTTTCCTCTGAACTCAATGTGATCTTTGTCATAGACTGAAACCAATTCTGGATATAGCAATCTACCTTTATGGAAAGTTAAGACAGCAAATCCAGAGCGCCAGTTGAGTGGAGCTTCTTCTGTGTAATCCCTAAACTGAGGGCCTAAAGGGTCAGCCAATGTTCCGGTATCCACGCCATAGGTCGTTCCATTGAAATTTGTGTGCGGTATAACCTTCATGCTATGAAGATGCCCAGTCACAAAATTAGTCCCCGAATGGAGTGTATTGTTGTATACAGCAAAATTGCCACCCTTCCATCGGTGCTTAACAACAGTTTGCTCGTTCATC